AGTATATCCGCATCCGTTTGCGCGCCAGTAGCTAAACCGAAAAGGTTTACGCCTGAACCTGAACCAGTCAACAACTGCGTGTCCTCAGTATTGTACAGCTCTTGAGGCAATACATATGAAAGGTAACCGCTCAACCCCTGAAGGTTATCCAACATTTGCTGAGATACGCGGGCAAAGCCTGCAATAACTTGGAAAGGATAAGTGGCCAAAGAGATATCCTTGTCGATCTGAGCTTTTGCACTTCCCTCTGTTTGGTTAGCAGCAGCACCCTCTCCACCCGTTACACGAGGGAACATAATAGCGTTACCACTTCCAGCAGGAGCGACGCGAAGAATAGACCTTACGCGGGTCTGCTCTTCCAACTCAGGAAGAATAGGCATATACTCATTGTCTACAACTTGGCCAGTAGTACTACCAGAGAAAGTCATGTTTCCAACCGTCTTAACTCGGATATCCTCGATTGAGAAAGAACGCTTCGAGTTCTTAAACTCTTTGAAATCTGCGTTGTCCTCCAGCTTTTTGGTCAAAACGCCCTGAAGCGACTTCTCCCAAGCCTTCGTAGAGTCCATACCCTGACTCTTCAACTTTTGCAATTCAACATCTAAATTGTCAAATTGTCCTTGTGTTTTGGTTAGCAATTCGTTGAACTCTCCTAGTTTGGCGTTCAATGAATCCTGCATACCTTTTGTCAACTCACCTTTTGTTGACTCGATCATTACGTTAATTTCTGACTTTAACGCTTTCAACTGTTCTGTTACCTCCATCTTTATTTTATTGGATTATGGTTAAACACTATGCCACAACTTCACAAGATCAATCGGCTCTTTCTCTTCTGAGTGCTTTTGCGGCTCTTCCGTTGTGAGTGATTTTAAAAAACCTTCGATTTGTGCGGCTTGAATTTCTAATAGTTGGCAGCTCTCATCTGAAAGGTTGCCATTTCTCAACATCTTTTGCATCTTCGCCAGCTTTTCAACGTGCGACTTAATGCTATTTGTCTCGATGCCTTTTAATCCCGTTACGGGTGTATCTTCATTCGCTCCCCATAAAACGGCTGAACCTTCGTAAAGTTTTACCTCCGTGTATGTTTTGGTACGCTCCCAACTCGGTTTATCGTCGTCATTGCTATTGTAGGCGAATTTTACAGATCGAAACCCAACTGAATGCTCGGTAACGATTCCCTCCGCGTAATAAATCAAAGCGTCCTCCGCAGCCTTCACCCCTTTGATAAGTTGCCCCTCGAAATAAAGCCCGTTGGAATCCTCTTTTAACATAGTGAACTTGCCAATCGGCTGAGCAGTGTGATTCCATAGATATTGAATGCGAGGCTTCGCGCTGCCTACTCCATTTTCCTGAAGAGACTTTGCATAGCATCCCATTGCCATTATATCATTGTCGCTATCTACGTTTCCAAACTTGGAAAGGTAGCCAGTTACCACCCCTTTTAAGCTGTCTACGTCCTTAATTGCGCCCTCTGAAAGTGCTTTGTACAACATAATGATGCAAAGTTATATTTATTTTTAATTACGGAATTAGGTCTTGATCGTTCACCCTTAATTTAACCGCACAACGGCAGTTGCAAACATTACCCGCCCCTCCGTTATGGTCGCCAGGTTGCATCATCGCAGCGCCACCAACCACAAAAGGAATCGTTCTTAATACCTCCTGACCATCGGCGGCCCTATGATCTTCGCGAACTCTTGAATCCAATCTTGCACTCCAAACCTTCACCGAAACAATGCCGAGTTCAGACTCCATCGAATCCGCGCCTAACATCATTCCCTTGTTGGATGCCCCTAATACCTCCGTTCTAGCTATTAATTCACTTCGCCACTTGTTGACCTTGCGCCACTCTATCGGGATGCGCTTCTCCAACAACTTAATCGTGTTCGGAATGCTTAACCCTTGATCTAAAGACTCTGCAACGGTGAGCTGTACCAATCGCAAAGCCTGCACCCCCGAAGTCAAGGTAATCGTAGTTATGAAGGCGGCCACTTCATTTAAGACGTAATTCG